GTGCACTGCACTGTGCATCCCCCCGGGGACGCAAGTACCCCTGTTGGCTGTTAAGCCGTGGCCCCTAGAACGGGGCCACCCACCCAGTCTTGATGTAGACGGACTGGGGACGTCCTGAATGTGTTAAGTGCCTAGGGTCCTGGAAAGGTTCATCCCTCCCAGGAAGCAGACACTTCAGGAGTGCGCCATCCCCGCTCAGCGTTGAACGGGGGCTCGGAGCGCGGACGACCGCGGCCCTTACAAGGGGGCTCTGGTAGTCCGGGTGGTGCCTGTGGACCCTATACGGGAACACAGACTCTCTACCCAAACCAGGAGACGTCGATTCCACGATGTTCCACGGTATGATACCCCGTAGGAGTTCATCGAGGACGTTGGCAGCCGCCCAGCATCCCCTCCAGTAAAGGAGGTTCCGCAGAGCGACAGTCGACACGACGCTTCTCACATCAGTTCGAGATCCGGGCAGCGGTTGTCTAACGTACACTGGCGTAATGTCTTCACCACGCCAGTAGTCGCCGCCACAACTCTCCCGCATACCCCCACTAAGGAAGGTTTTTTGAGAGTTCGGACGCGCTCCGCATCTGCAGAGTACGTCCAGGACCTCGCGGGCATACCGCCGCGGGGCGATGATATCATCCCCGAAGACGGATAGGTGGTTTCGCCAGTACCCCGAGTGAGTTCTGGCGCGGTCTCTGTACCGTGCTCCCAGAATTGCAGTGGCAGCTATCGTCGCGAAGACGATGCTCTCCACAGGGAAGCACGTTGCTGAGCCCATCGACGCGAACTTCCTGAGCCGAATTACATGGCCATCAGGAAGCTCTGCGGAAGCAGTACGAGTGCAGAATAGAGCACTCCGCAGATGAGGATAATCTCCAAACACCGCGTTAACCACATCCGTTGAGACACGGTCAGACGCCTCACTAAGGTCAATGGTGACCAGTGAGCCATCCTCCGACCCCCGTTTAGCAAGCCGCCGGTTCCTCGATTGGTCATCAAGGGACACAACGACCGACTCCTGTCCAGAAAATTCCTGAGCAAAGAGGCGCAGTACCGCTTGCTGGCAGTACTGTGTTGCCGAGGGTTCGATCGCAATGATCCGCGCCTTCGTCGCCGACTTTGGTACAGGGGTGACCCGAACGGGCCGTCCCTGACCGGGCTCTGACTCAATGACCATGGACAAACGTCGCTCCAACCGCGTGTATGAGGCTGAAAGGACATCGCCGGGAGTAAAGCACTCTCCAAGCTCCGAGGGCCACTCACGCAAATCGTACTTCTCGTTTCCGACAAGCCGATCGGCTGTGGCCCCCGGGCCATGGCGAGGGATGAAATCTGCTCCACTGCACACACGCTCAATTCGGGCAAGTTTCTCCCCGAACAGTCGAGTGGCAACAAGGCGCAGGTCTCGCAATAAGCGCGGATCATACCACGCCTCCCTCAGGTCGTTTTCACAAGTCTCGTACGCCCGCAGACTCTCTTGGGTATAACGGTCTTCACAGACCTGGAACACCTTTGAGGCGACCGCGGTGATCTGCCGGACAAAGTAAATTGCGTCCGTAGATGCGTCCGAGAGTACAGTACCGTCAGGCGCGAAGATTTGCCTAAGCAAACCCCCTAGGAAAAGGGGGAAGCCACGACGGACCCGAAATCCGGGCCACGTCGCAGAGGCAATACTGCCATCCCTGAGACCCGAAATAAAGGTCTTGTGGTAAGCAGTGAGGGCGTGGGTGTAGAACCCGTACCCTTCTTGATCATCGCGCCGCGCGACTTCTATTACGTCGCGTGAAAGATCTGCCCGACACCAGCGCTCAGCATCACGCATGAGCGCCTCGATGAGGATATTCAGGCTTTTCACGGGGCCCTCCCGGGTCACCGATCCATAGCCATGTCCTCGTCTAGACCGCGGTGGTTAGAGTTCTCCACCGATGATCTGTGCCACGATTGCGCCAGAACTGGCGCTCAGGTACGCCAGGAACCCCATGACGTCCAGTTTTGCCTCAGCAGCGGTGTACCCCACACGGGGCGTATCGATGACGAGGTAGGTTGACATGGAGTACTCCTGGTTGACCCCCGAAGTGAAGGGGTCAGCAGCGACCTTGCGAGAGTTCAGCCGGATGGTGTGACGAAACCGCTTGGGGGTCTTGCGCTGAAGGACGACGAGCTGATGCCCGGCGTCCGATTCATCAAAAGTCCCCTGTGTGTCCGTCATGCCCGTCCGGGCCATAACTTCCGCGACTGCGTTGATCGTGACAGTTTGTGGATCGACGAGAGCCATGACACTCCTCTGGGGCGTGTAGCCCCGGTTGGCCGCAGCTTTTGGCGGCGTGTTTCATCGGGTCATACCGATGGATGCGAGAATGGACAGCTGACGGCCGGTAGGCTGCCAGGCGTC